TTATATATTGACACATCAACAACTGTAGGGGGTATTAAGTTTGGAGATGTATCCTCTAACTTTATGCAGGTTACTGTAACCATAGATTATGCTAACAAAGAAGTTGCTTTCTGGCTTAATGGACAGTTAATGACTACAAGCTCTACTTCCTATGTTTTTGGAGTAGAAGGTCCTCCTAATATTCCCAGTATGGTGGACTCCTCATCTTTCTCTTATAGTAGTCTTTATGATGGGAAGTTAGCTTATAATCCCCCTCTTTACCCTCCTCACTCAGTTGGACAAACCTCCTTCTGGTATTGGGGTGGTCCTACACCGAAAGGAAACGGGGGCGTTTTAATGACCCCTTGGATTATTGGAGGAGGATATACTGATGGTATGTCAGCTAAGGCTTTACCACAGTATGTTGCTGGATCTAATGATGGCTCTAATTTTATGGGTGGGAAATGGGGAGGAAAGAAAAGCGGTTTATATGGACATCTTGGTAGTGTGAAGCTATATAAGAGAGCCCTCACCGCTGCTGAAATTAGTAAAAACTATGAAGCTCAACGAGGTTTTTTCGAGAATATTAAAATCTAATGGCAACTACTAGCACACATAACAGGTATGGAGTACCCGTAAGCGAAGGAGCCCTAAAGGGGAGTGCCTCTCAATATAAGAAGAGGTATGGATTAGCTTACCCCCTTATCAGGAGCCTAGACGGTGCTGTTGTTGAGAGGAGTACTTTAAAGAAGGTGACTAGTCAGGGGGGCTACTTTCAAAAGTGTTCTGGACTAGCTTTGATTAAGAATAATCTTAGACAATTGCTTTTAACTGAAAAAGGAGAGAGAGTGATGCTTCCTGATTATGGGCTGTCTTTAAGGAAGTATGTATTTGAACCTTTGGATGAAGTTACATATTTTTTAATCAAAACGGATATATTAAAAACTTTATATAAATACTTTAGGGTAGTTAAAGTTTTAACAGTAGCCGTAGGGTCCACGGAACAGCAGTCCGATAGAGGAGAGTTAATCATTAAACTTACTCTTCAGTTAGTAAATGACGATAAAGACATTTTTGATATAGAGGTAAATATAAACTAATGGTATTCTCAGGAACAACAACTACAGATTTCATGAAGCTTGTTACTATCCCGGATAGGAAGAAGCAACAATATATTGATTTTGCAGCAGATGATTTTTATTCAATTAGAAAAGATTTAATTGGGTATATAAAATCGGTATACCCCTTGGATTATCAAAACTTTTCTGAGTCTGATTTAGGATTAATGTTAATAGAGCTTGTATCTTATATGGGCAGCGTGTTTTCTTTAAAGGGAGACATGTTAGCTAATGAAAATTATTTAAGGACAGTAAAAACTAGAGAAAATCTTAAAAAATTATTGGAGCTTATTGGAGTTGATATGCGGGGTCCATTATCTGCCGCTGCTGCTGCTAGACTCACAGCAAATACTACCCCTCCTGAAGAGGACTTTCCTCTACTTGTTACTCCGTCTTCTAGAGTATTTTCAATTATTTCCAAAGAAGATGGGGCACCTGTAAATTACACTTTGTATAAGATTGTAAATAATACTATTTCGGATATTACTTCTCCTAACGCAACTTTTGAATTAAAGGGAGACGAAGCTGATAACGCAGCAAGTTCTGTTTTTACTAATGTAGCTATACTTGAAGGAGCTATGAGTGTTCAAAAAGGAACTTTTGATACCTTAGAGGGTAATAAACGAATTGCTTTAACAGACTCTCCAATTATTGAGGGAAGTGTTCAAGTGTTTATTAGTACTGGTAATAAAGAGGATGAGTCTAATGGAGCATACAGACAGGTCGAAAGACTATTTGCAGCCTCTGGCATAAACGACAGAGTTTTTCAAGTTATTTACGGGGATAACTATACGGCTACTCTCCTTTTTGGGGATGGTGTAACGGGTATTTCTCCTCCTGCGGGAGCAACCTTTACAATAGTGTATAGAGTGGGAGGAGGAAGTAGAGGAAATATAATAGGAGGGGCTATCAATATTACTACTACAGTCGAGTCCTCGGATGGTAACACTTTTCATCCCTTCATTACAGAAAACATTACTCCAGCAACAGGGGGTCAAGATGCGGAGACGGCTGAACATGCTAAAAAGTATGCCCCTCTTACCTTTAAACGACAGGATAGGGTAGTAACCCTAGAAGATTACATTGCTATTGGAAACACTTTTAGAAGTAAACAAGGTACGGTAGGTAAAACTACTGCTGCGGTAAGAGATGCTTTCTCCTCTGCTAATGTTATTGATGTGTATACTTTAGAAAAGGCATCAGATCATACTCTTCAAAAGGCTTCTACTACATTTAAAAAAGACTTGTTGGAAGAGATTGAACCTAAGAAAATGTTAACAGATGAAGTGGTAGTTGTGGACGGTCTAATCAGAACCTTAGACTTAGTAGTTACTATTAGAATTGATGAGGAGTTAGAGCCAATCGCAGGAACGATTCAACAAGAAGTTGCTGAGATTATTATGAACTTTTTTAATGTAGATAACTTTGATTTCGGAAAACCCTTCATAACTAGTGAGCTAAATCGAGATATTTTTAATTTGGATAAAGTACGATACGCTACTGTAGATAATCTCCCAGAAGTAACTAATGTTGATTTCCATGAGATTATTCAACTTAATAACTTTACAATTAATACGATAACGGTGTAATGGCAAGAAGGAAGATTACAAGAACTAAGTTTAGCGATCAAGGGGTAATCATTCCTGAGGTCGTTGCTGTAGTATCCGCAAAGGATAAAAATGTTGATCTTAATACTCCGCAAAAATATTTTAAGAGAAACTACTTAGATGCTATCCGTACTGTAATCCCTCCTTTTTACTTGTCTGAAGAGAAGGATATTAGCGGGACGCATGTTTCATATCCCAACCAGCTTATTAATTCTCACATTTTAGCAAACGCCAATCAGGCTACAATTCTTCCTGTATCTTCTTTGGGGGGCGATGAGTCTCTTTCTTCTATTGGAAGCCCATCAGGGTTTGCTAAGTTCTTTCATAAGACCTATTCCCCTGCTTCTATTTCTCCTGATGACTTTGAAAGAAATATTCTTTTTAAATTAGGGAAAGCTTATAAAGGGTTTTCTACAAGTACTGCTTTTCAAAATTATGTAAGTGGAACCTTGCTTCCGTCAATTCCTAGCCTAAGTGATGCAGATATTAACTTGGCTACGACTACAGCAAGTGCTTTTGATAACACCTCTTCTGGAACCTATTCTTATCTTGTTAAAAACTTAGGGTGGCTATACTTCTTAAATCGTAATGGGTCCGAGGAATTTACCCCCTCTACTGCGGTAGCAGAGTTGATGACCCAGACATTTTACAGGGGACAACCCGTTGTCTTAGAAGATTTAATCAACATTTATCAAGAACATCTGTGGAAGGGGCAAGCCTCCTTCGGACTTACAGAAAAGATTATTCCCACAGATTATGTATCGTCTTTAGTTGTAAGCTCTAATACCAATACGAGTGGTTCTCAATTACTTGATAGACTAAAGATTCTTAATACTATTAATTACTCTCCCCATTATGTGGATAGCCCCGATATAAAGATTGAAGAAGCGTTCACTACTTTCTTTGATACTTCAACGACATTAGAAATTGGGACTCTTATTACAGATACGGAGGAAGCAGGACCTTTAGCCAGATTCTTACAAGCTATGTCCTTCTCTTTTGCAGACAGACTTACGGAACAAGATGAGATAGGTATTCTATATGACATTGGGAAGTGTCCTGATGAGTTTCTAGAGCTTCTAGCCGAGTTAATTGGTTGGAGATTTATAGGTGCTGACTTTGATAAGTGGCGCGTACAGTTACGCAATGCTGTTGAAATTTATAAGATGAAGGGAACTAGAAGGTCCATTCAAATTCTAATGGATACTTTATTCTCTACTGGAATATTCAATGTTACCTCTAGTGATACTTTATCCGAGCTTTGGGAGTCGTATGTACCAGACCTTATGTATTATGCGTTAGCTACAAGCTCTGCTGCATTTCAAAAACTAGGTAGTACCTATACTGAAAAGGTAGCAACTCAATTTGGTATACCGCATTATAGTAATAAGAGCATGGATCTTAATATCAAATATGCTGTAGATAAGATAATGTTTGATTTAGTAAGAGACTTTCCTAGTTCTTTTCTTTTAGTAGGAAAACGGTTCCCCACTCCTGAGTTCGTTTATTCTGGAACAACCGTTGTGTACAATGGACCTTACCATTTAATGAGCCCCAACGGGGAGACTGACCCTTATTGGATGACTGGGAGGGTACATGAGTCTTCCTCCCTTGCTTTAGATTTTAGGTATGATCCAGACTTTACTTTTGTGTATAGGAATCATTTAAACTATATCCCTCCTTATGAGAAACGACAGTACTATACACAATCTCTATTAACTACACCTATGGTTGATAG